TAAAGAAAGTTTTAAAAAAGCATATAACACGGTATAAAACGCCATTAAAACAGGCGTTTATACTAACCGTTATAAATAATAAAATTATTCATCAGGTATATGAGTCTTTTCTTCTATCTCTACGTTAAAATTCAAATCTTTAAATAATTCTTCAAATCTTTCAGGAGATGTTTCAAAATCCCAATAATTACCGAAGAAAAGGCATTTATCACCTTTATTTATTTTCATCAATTTCGTGTTTTTTTCTACTAAAATCTTAATCATAATTTTACTTTTTATAACATCAATTTAAAAACAATTAAAACAGTTTTAACTTGTATCATTATAAGTGCAATACTAAAAAATAATAACAAAACAAAGAAATACTAAAGCTTATTTATATTCATTCTAAATAAGACATTTTTTTTTCTTATATTTATCTAATGAAGAAGTTTATAATAAAACCATCTTTTTTAGGTAAGAAAATAACTGGTAAAGTAGGTGTTATTCCACTTACTGAGAAAACTAGCCAAAAAGACCTAAAGAAACTTTATAATGCAGGGTTTACTAACGTTGTTGAAGTAGAAGAAAAAGAAGATGAGCCAAAAGAAGATAAATAAGATCAAGGCTAGTAGTATTAACAATACTCAACCTAAAAAAGACCCTATTTCCACTACTATTATTAGAGAGGAAGATAACCCTAATAAGGACGTTGACTATAAATGGATTCCTTACTTTAGAGATTCTGATAATGTTTATGTTAATGATTTAGCTAAAAGAGCTAGAAGATCATCAACTAATAATAGTATTATCAACCAAAAGCAAACATTTTCTATGGGTAAGGCGTTTACTTTTAAAGTAGATGGTGAAGATGTTTCTTTTGAAGAGTTACCAGAAGATTTTAAAGAGTGGTATGGTGAAGTAAATAGTGAAGGAGAAGATTTAAGAGATGTATTCTTTCAATGGATGAACTCTTATATTATTACTGGTAATTGCTACCCACACGTTAAAAAGAGTGGTAATTTCACTGCTTTATTTAGTGAAGACGCTACAACTGTTAGAAAATCTAAGGATAAGAAAACAGCTTACCTATCTAACTTTTGGCGTGATATTGGAATGGGTACTAACGCCACTAATGAATATCCTATAGATACTTTAAAGTTTTGGGATGGAACAAGTAGAAAAGAATACTTAATACACGTTTGCAGAAAGTTCTTAGAGTTTAATTACTATGGATTGCCTGACTATGTAGGTGCTTTAAACTGGATTGACATAGAATATAAGATGCCTAAGTATAACATGGACAAGTTTGATAACGGCTTCTTCCCATCGGCATTAATTCAAACATTTGGAGAGCTTCCAGACGGTTTAACAGCGCAGCAATACGTACAATTATACATAGATAAGTTTACTGGAGAAGGTAACAATAGTAAGATTGTTGTAGAGGCTTTAGATAGCCCTGAGCAAGCTGCTAACATTCATGAGTTTGATAGAGAGAAAGACGGTGAATTTACAATGTTATCTCAATTAGCTATTGATGCTATAGTAACTGCTCATAGAATTACACCAAGTTTAGCAGGGTTAGAAACTGCTGGTAAATTAGGTAGTAATCAACAGCTACAGAATGAGTATGAGAAGTTCATGAATAGCGTTATTATACCTGACTTTCAAGAGCCTTTATTAAGAGTACTTAATAGAGTTATTAAAAGAGAAACTAAGTGGAATAATATCAAAGTAGGTATTTTAAATGTATCTCCAGTAGGAAACTCTGAAAGAATAGATATTAATGCTATCACAACTATTAACGAGGGTAGAGAGATTGCAGGATTAGCACCTTTTGAAGATGGAGATGTTAGAGGTGATTTATTTATTAACCAAAATTCTGTAGAGAATATAGATACTACTGAAGAAAAAGAAGAAGAAAAATAATGGCTTTTGATACTGAAATAATGACAGATGTAGAAGTTAAAGATTTAGCTATTCATGATGACCATTTTGATGAAGCTTTTTTTACTAACTACATCTTGACTTCACAAAGAAAATATGTAAGAGCAACTTTAGGTAAGGATTACTATAATGAGATATTAGACGAGATAGAGAACACAACTCTAACAGCTGACAACACTATTATAGTAGAGAACTTTTTAAAGCCTATGTTAGCTCATTTTGTAGTATATGAATGTTACTCTAAGGTACACACTCAAACTACGAACCAAGGGACTATGAATAACTATACTGAGTTTAGTAATCAAGGTGATGACTTTGCTTACTCACAGTCTAGGGATTTCTATATTAATAAAGGTGATACATGGAGAAAAGACATGATTACTTATATTGATGAAGCTAAAGAAGATGATTCTACTAAATATCCTTTGTTTGATACTTGTGATGGTCAACCTCAATTAAATAAGAAAGGAACTATATTTTATTAAGATATGCCAATATTACACAAAAATATAAATAACTCTGCTGATATTCATAATCCTAAATGGTTTGATTCTGCTAATAATGGTGATTATGCTTGGAGGAATGAGTTAGGAGCGCTAGAATCTACTGATGAATTAGTATTACCAGCGGCTTTAGATTTTGTAGATGCAAGTGTAGCACCACCAACAACTAATACAGGTGATATATATGTTTTAGCAACTGGTGGAAGTGTTAATGCTGGTTGGGGGGCTGTAGCTCTTAAAGATTGGGTTAGGTACGATGGTACTGATTGGAATGAGATAACACCACAAAAAAGTACATTATGTTATGATGAAGATGAGGATAAGCTTTATTCTTATGACGGTACTATTTGGAATGTAATTGGCGGAGACTCTATTTATACAGCTTCATCAACTGCTTTTTTAGATGTTGAAATAGAAATAGATAACAGCTTATCTTTTACGAACGGGGTTAGTAAGCTATGGGAGTGGTTAGATACTGGTAATGTAAACATTAACCAAGATAGCACAATTGAAACTGGAACTGACACACTAACAGTAAGTGGCGATGGTGGTGGTACAGAATCAAGTGATACTTTCAGAGCTACAACAAATGCAGGTAAAATAGCCCATTTTGGCGGTGATACTGGTGCCTGTTGGGTTACTATAGATTCTAGTGGCGATAATGTTAATGGGTTTCTAGTTTATACCGCTGGTGGTGGTTATAAGTTTAGAGTGGGATATAGTGGTAGTAGTGAAGCTGATTCTTATTCTATATATAGTTATACGAGTGGAAACGATAAGTTTTTTATTGATGCTGATGATGATATAATAATAGGTCATAAAGACGGAACAGCACCTTCGCCTATAAGTGTTGAGGATATACTTCTAGATGGTAGAGTAGCAATAAAAGGAGCTGGGACAGTAGGTAATGCTCTTTTAACTCTTTACGATAATGACACAACACCTAATCTACTTTGGTTTTGGTCTGATGATGGAACAGCGGAAGGGAACGGTGATTTAACTTTAAATGATTCAGAGTTAACAGTTAACGGAGCAGATACATCTTCTGCTACAGCAGGGTTTAAGGTTGTCGACTCAGCAAGTGCTAATAAATTTGAAGTTAGAAATAATGGTGACTTATACACAAACGGAACTCAAGGTTTCACAGGTACAGGAGCTTACACTAACTTTACAATAACAAACGGAATAGTAACATCAGCAAGTTAAAATAAATAAAAATGGACGTATATTATAAAATTTCAAACACAATATTATTATCTGAAAGTGGATATGATGTTAACAATATTATTTTTAGGGTAGTAACTGACACTTCAACAACTTTAGAAACTAGCTCGGTTAATTTCGATTATAAATGTTTCAAATCTTTAGCGGATGAAACAGCGGGTATGTGGCCTTTCAAGTTAAGAGTTGATGGTAAAAGAGTTAAGAATGTTACTAATTGGCCTGTTGATTTAGCTACTTTTTCTGTTGCTGATTTACCAATTATTATAGTAGATATGCTATCTGATACTTTCAGTATTGAAAAAAATAACATTGAAGTAGTAATGGTAACACCACCAGCAGAATAGGCTTAATGTACTTTGGAAATATATACCAGTTTCTAACTGAGGATGAAATAAAGAATGCATTATTAAGGCAGGTTAATACTTATAATCTGCTTTTCTTGTTACCTGTATTCGAAGAAGCATGGGAAAGTAAATTCTGGAGAGATAAAGGTTATGATGGTGCTACATTTATAACTGATAAAACTCATCCTAGTATTGATGTTTTCTTACATGATTGGGGTTATAGAGTTTACGGTGGTAATTATATGGATGACTTCATATTTTATAAACTACAATTAATTCTAAAAGACAAAGCAAAGCGTAATTATTTAGGTGTTAGAATAGGTGGATTTGTATTAAGGGTTAGAAACAGAGTTTTTAAAGGTAAAAAAGGAGATTCAACAGAGAATACAGTACAGCTTTATAATTTTTTACGTAAAATTTAATATATTTACACTATGGAAAAAAAACAAGCACTTAACTTTTTGTACAACTTAGCAAAAGGGGCAGAATTACCTAAATCCTTAACTGGAAATGAAGCTATTAACTATTTAAATAAAATAGAAGAAGCTAAAGAAGTTTTAACATCATGTATAACTGATAAGCCTACTAAAAAGTCTTAATAAGAAATGGACGTTCTCCAAGTCATATTTGCTATTCTAGGATTAGTGACACCTATAATAACTCTTATTGTAGTTAATGCTATGAAGACTAACCAGTCTAACATGACTAATCAACTGTCAGCATTAAAAGAACAAGGTCAACTTAGAGGCGACCATTTAGAATCTAAGATAGTAGATGTTAAAATGTATGTTGGTGAGGCTATAGAGGGTATTAAAAATGATTTTGCAGACTTAAAGAAGGACGTAGGACAAAGGCAAATAATAGAAGAGGGTTTAAAACGTCAGATATTAGATGAAATTCATGCTTTAACTGTTAAGTTTGAAGTTATTAAGAAAGATGTTAATATTGTTCAGAGTCTTTATGATAAGAGGATAGAGCATGAAGGAGAGATGAGGGAGTCTATTGATGAAATTAAATACGAACTAAGTAGCATAAAGCAAAAGTTAAGAAACTCAGAAAACGATAATAAGAAAATTAAGCGTATCTTAAAGGATAACGGGATGAGAGAAAATGACGACTAATGGACTTAACATTAATTAGAGATACATATACAAGTAAAAGTACAATAGGTAGACTATTTATAGATGGTGTTGAGTTTTGTTATACACTAGAAGATGTAGTTAGGCCTAGAGGTGTTAAAGTTTATGGCGAGACCGCGATACCAGAAGGTGTTTATAGTGTTACAATGACTTATTCTAACCGATTTAAAGAGCTTATGCCGTTACTTTATAATAAGCCTGACTTATCTGTGCAAGATGGTAAAGGTGTTAGATTTGATGGTATTAGAATACACTCAGGAAATACAGCGGAGCATACACATGGTTGTCCGTTGTTAGGAGCTACTAAAGGAACTGATTTTGTAGGTAATTCTAAGAAGACTTATAAAGAGTTCTTAAAGTTGCTTGGTGAGTTTGATATTATAAAACTGACTATTAAAAATAAATTACAAGAGAAATGAAGAAGATATTAGGAAGTGTTACAAGTTGGTTTATGGCTGCTAAAGCTGAAACTGTTGTAGATGGCATAGAGGCCGTAGGAAAGAATAAGTTAAATAAAAAGAAGGTTACTTTAGTAGTAATTGCTATCTTAGCGTTATTAGCTTTAACTGGAGCTATTAGTGAAGAAACTTTTATTAGATTATTTGAATCAGTTAATTAAGAATTTCTCAACCCTTTCGGGGTATTTTTTGTTTTAGTTTTTTGTTTGTGCCTCGGTTGGTTGTTCTTCCGAGGCTTTTTTATGATCTTAAAAATAAATATTAAAAAAATATTACTTTCATAGTTGTATATTAAAAAGTTATTACTATCTTTGATTTATCAACAAACAAAAACAAACATTATGACTACAATTAACGAAACATTAGAGCAGATTCAAACAGCAGAAAACACAATTTTTAGCGTAAAGTTTACTAAAAAAGATGGTTCAGAGAGAACAATGGTAGCTAGATTGAATGTTAAGAAAGGTGTTAACGGTAAAGGAATGGCTTACAATCCAATTGAGAAAGGTTTATTACCTGTATGGGATATGCAAAAGAAGAATTTTCGCATGATAAATATGAAAACAATTACTAGTCTTAAAATTCGTAAAGAGCAAATTATTTAGTATATTGTATATAGGTAAGTGAGATTATCTAAGATATTTATTAATAAGAGTTTAAAGGGTGGGATTCTATCTCACTTACCTTCCCACCCCTCTTTTTATTTTTGTATTATGTTTATAAAAGGTTATGAAGGTTACTATTCTGTAACTAGAGAGGGTGACGTTATAAGTGAAAAAAGAATTATTACTTATAAATCTGGAAAGAAAAAAACTATTAATAAAAGAGTGTTGAAACCATCTAATAATGGTGATGGTTATCTTAGTGTTTTTTTAAGTAAAAACGGAGTTACTAAAAGATTTTATGTTCATAGAATAGTAGCTGAAATGTTTATACAAAATCAAGACAAAAAGAAATGTGTTAATCATAAAGACGGTAATAAATCAAACAATTGTGTAGATAATTTAGAATGGGTTTCTTATTCTGAAAATGAATTACATTCTTATAGAGTTCTAGGTAAAGATACAAAAGGAAAGAAAGGGGCTAACAGAAAGTTAACAAAAGAAAATATAATTTACATTTTTGCAAGTATGAAAACAAAAACATTAAAACAAATATCAATAGATGTAGGTGTTTCTACAACAGCAATAAGAAGCGTTATTAATGGAATAACCTATAAAGATGTACTTAGCACTGTAACTGAATTAACAATTAAAGGAGAGGCTTTATAAGCCCTTCTTTTTACTAACTATAAATAAATAAGATTATGACTAACGAAAAATTAAGACTAAGAATGTTAAGCGAAGACCCAGAAGAGGCACAATTTTTAGACAACCAAGCTAGAGAGGATTTTGAAGAGTTAGAAAGGTCTAAAGAAGAAAAGAATGAGCAAATAGAAATATTAAAAGGGTATTTAGGTTCTGACTTTGAAAAGATTAAAGCGGTTGATGAGTTCGCTGTACTTAATATATGTGGTGCAATGGCTGATTATGCTTTAAGTAAAATTGCTAACTATAATAAACTATAAATAAATTATGATTAACTGGGAATTAGCAGAGTATAAAGATTTTGAAGTATTAGAGTGTGATAAGGGTACTGGTTACCCTAAGTATTACAATTCATGTATTGAGGTATGTGATTTTAAAGGCATAGAAATGACTATAGAAGAGTTAGAAGATATGCCAGATGATTTAGCTAGTGAATTAGTTTGGGATTACTTTAATTAAAAAAATATTATGAAAACAACAACAATTATTTATGGAAGTCTAGCAATTATATTTGCTGGCTTCTTAGCTTATTACTTAACAGATAGTGAAGTAGTAGCAGATGTAACAACGGTATTAGTTATATTATTTCTAGCCGTAGCAGTTTTATTAATGATGGTAATACCTGTATATGTTTGGTTTAAAGACTTACGAAATAAGAAAAAATAAGCACTACTCAGGTTTTAGGTTTTGCCCTTTTATCAGGTGTAAAGAAATAACTGTAGCTGTTAAATTCACTGATTCATGTAGGTATGTTAGCGATGATCTACAATTAACTGAACAGATTAACAAGTTAGTAGGGTTTGGAGCTATTAGACACCATAGAAACAGTGTTAGGATAGGTTGGAGATATAACCAAGCAAAAGACTTAATACAGCTTTATATCTACGAATACAAGAAAGGTGAAAGATTAGAGCCTATGTTATTTGAATCTGCTAAAATAGGACAAACTAAGAAACTAACACTAAAGAGTAAAAAAGTGTACTGGTTTGGTAAATTCTTATGGCCTTATTTCGGAGGTAAAGCACCAGCACCACACGATATTAAAATAAAAATGACATTTCTTTAAAAAAGTTGTTGAATATTAAAAAGTTATTACTATATTTGTACAACAACAAAACAAAACAGATATGAAAAACTTAATTTTAACAGCAATCGAAGAAGGTCAATTAAATTTATCAGTTGATATTGAGCAAGGTAACATTGAAGTATCTAATAAGGATTTTGATATAGTAGTAGACTTTGAGTACAACATTGATAACTTAAGCTATGAAGGTGATGGTATTAACACACCAGAAGAAGTTTATTTTGATGTTGATGCTGATTTTTTCAACTATAGATTCTATGATAATGATGGTGAAGAAATTAACTTAGATTTCAATAAAACTCAATTAGAGTTATTAAATGCAGAATTAGAAGAAGAATTAAACGAAGTAATTAAAGACGAGGGATTATATGAGTAAAGAGAAAAGTGATTTAGGGAGCTTCTTACAAAGGAACTCTAAAAAGTCTAACAAAGAGTTAGCTGATAATATTAGAGACGTTAAAAAGCTTAATAATAGCCATGATAATGTAGTGATCTACCAAGAAAAGAGAACTATTTGTGAAACAGCTAGAAAACTACAGAGAATTATTAAGGCTTTTGACAGTAGTGCAGAATTAACAATTAAAATAAAAAACAAACAATGGAAACAGGATTAACAAAGAAAGAATTTTTAAGTAAGATTTTTAAAGATGCTGGTTGTGTTGCTGATGACTTTTTTAAGCATAAGCATTACACTATTATAACTCGCTCAGGTATTGAAAAGATTCAAGCCTATAATGATATTAAAGTAGATTATACTTTAGAACGTTGTGAGCCTAATTTTTGCGTAGTTAAAGCACTATGTAATATGGGAGGTAAAGAAGTACAAACTTATGGAAGTGCTTTAAAAGGAGCTTCGCATAATGAAGGGAGTACTAATACTTGGTACGTTGCTGAAATGGCTGAGAAACGTGCCTTTAGTAGAGGGGTTCTAAAAGTAATGGGACTTTATGAGCATGGCATTATGGGGCAAGATGAATCTGAGGACTTTAAAAAAGGTTAGTATGAGTTTTGACCCGTTTGAAGAGTACGTAAGTTTTGACCAACTAGATATATTAGAGGATTTGTTTTCTGGTCGCTATGAATTTCATATACTTATTGATGAATTAGCAAGCTTAGAAAATGAGTATTTTAATAAAGATTCTGACTTAACAGCAGAAAGAGCAAATGAAATAATACACTATCTAAGAGAGAACAAAATAGAAGGAGACTTAGATAAAATTTTTAACAGTAAATACTTATAATTATGTTTGAATTAAAAGGGGCTTTAAAAGTAGTCAATGAATCAGTACAAGTTACTGAGAAGTTTAAAAAGAGAGAATTTGTAATAACAGATGACTCTAGCCAATATCCACAAGATATAGCAATGCAACTAACACAGGATAACTGTGATAAGTTAAACGGTTTAAAAGTTGGTGACAGAATATTAGTTAAGTTTAACTTACGTGGTAGGGCTTGGAATGACCCTAAAACAGGTCAGGATAGATATTTTAATAGCCTAGATGCGTGGTTTATTCAAAAAGAAGATGGTAACAACTCAGCACCAGCTCCACAAGCTGTAGATATGAATGCTGGTAGTGATGATGATTTACCGTTTTAAATGAAAGATGAACAATTAGTGAAATTAGTTGAGGGTATCGTGAAAGTTATTTCATGGTACTCTTCTGCTAA